ACAAATGACAGAGATTATAAAAATTAAACAAGAGAAAGAAGAGTTTGAAAAAATAGCTAAAGGTGTAAAACAAGATATTAAAAAAGTAAAAACAGAAGACAAAGGTCTAATGACTAAACCTGAGGAGGCAGAATAATGAGTGCATTTAGAGGAATAGCTACAGGTTTTTTAGGTGGTGCAATAGCTGATAAAGAAGCTAAAGATAAAAATAAAGCAGAAGTATTAAAAGGTGCTGCAAAAAATTATTTTAATAATACATTACCAGAAACTATTGAAATGGAAAATAACATAAAAAGTAGTTATGATAGAATTGCTACTGAATTTGGTACTCCTGCCGCAGAATTAGCAGATATAAATAAAATTATAACTGGTGATGGTAAAGGCTATGATAACTTTAAAGAAATATTAAAAAGTAATAATATTAAAAAAGAAGATTTAGATAAAGCAACCTTTGATACAGACTTTAATAAAAGATACAAAACAAGAAGTAAAACTTTTCAAGAAAAATATAAACCTATCTTTGATCAAATTGGTATAAAAGAAATTGGTGGTATGGGACCTTACACAGTTAAGAGTCAACTAGAAGGTGATGCTACTACTGATACCATGGTAGATGCACCTCCAGCTACTGGAGAAATGCAGCAGTTTTCTAGTACAAAATTATCAGATTATTTAATTCCAAAACCTGGAGTATTACAAATACCTGAAAATGAATTTGGCAGAGTTGCTACAAGCTATAGAAATTTTAATAATGTAATATCGTTTGACCCACAAGGTAATGTTAAATTTGCATTTAAAGGTACAAAAGATGTTGAGTATAACGCATTAAGAGCAATAACAAATCAAGTATCAAGTGGTTTCTATAATGCAGAACAAAAGAAAGTAAATGTTGGTGCTGCAATAGAAGAAGCAAATAAAATATTAACAGCACAAACTGAAAGTTATATTAGAGATATTGTAAATGATTATCAAGTTGTTAAAACTCCGCAGCCAGGAAAAGCTAGTGCAACTGCAACTGGACAATTAAAAATAAATAAAATGGATTTAATAAAGCACCTAGATAGTCTAGGTACTAAATCAGAACAAAGATATTTTGCAGTAAGTTTTCCAGAAGGTGTAACTGCACCAGGAATTAAAGGTGATGTTAGACAATATTTATTAACTGTAACTAGATAATATGACAAAACTATCTTTAGGAGATTATGTAGTTAATGACCAAACTGCAAACAAAAAAGTTGCAGGGGGTATTAGTCTTGAAGAATTATTAGAAAGAGATAAGAAATATAATGTTACTAAGGAATCTATTCAAAATGATCCCAGTATTAATAACGCAATTCCCGTACAATTTAATTCAGATGGATCTTTAAAATATACCTTTGATAATATTTATGAAAATAAACAGCTATCTGCTGTAGCAAAAGATTATTACAGAAATAGGGATGATGTTAATCTTACCGATAAAGAAGCTGTAAATAAATTTATAAGTGATAGAACTTGGAAACAATCTAATACGTTTGCAATGGGTAAAGAGTTTACATATATTACTGGAAATAATGTAGGTGAAGATCAAAAAGCTAGACTATCTTACTTAACTAGATATTGGGATGAGCTACCTAATTTTTATGAAGAAGGTGGTAGAGGAGCATCAGGATTTTTTGCTAACTTAGGTGTTGCAGTATTAGATCCATTAAATATAATTGGTGCAGGTGTTGGTGGTCAAGTTGCAAAAGGTGTTCTTAAAAAAGCTGGGCAAGAGGTTATTAAAGCACAGACTAAAAAAGGTGTTACTAAAAAGGCAATAAAGAAAGAGTTATTAAATAGTCCAGAAGATTTAGCTAATTTATCTGCTAAAGCAAGAAACAATGCTATTATAAAAGGTTCAGCATCAGTATCTGCAGTTGAAGGTGCTGGGTTTGGAACTATAGATATAGCTAATCAAGTAGTTGAAAGAGAAATTGGATTAAGAGAAACACTAGATCCTATTAGAACAGGAACTGTTGCAATGACAGCTGCTGGTTTAGGATTTTTTGTACCATATGCAGGTGGGAAAATAACAAGTAAAATTGCTAATTTAAGACTTGCAAAAAATAATAAATTAAATAGTGAAATTTTAAAAAAACATTCTAAGAAACAGCCTGATAATACAGGTAAATCTGAGGGTGTAAACTCTCCAATAAATGGTGAACTAAGTGTTGGTAGTAAAATTAGAACTAATTTAGCTGACCAATGGGATTTTATTAAAGTATTACAAAAAGAAATTACAGGTGTTGGTGGAGATGTAACAAGTTTAAAAAATATATATACATCTAAAAAAGGTTTTATAGATCCAGTTACAAAAAAGAAAGTAGACCCAATACTACAACCATATTTTCAATTAAGACAATTAGCATCATCAGGAACTAGAGGTCATCACTTTATAATGAATGGTGTATATTTACCACCTAATCCTGCTGCTAGAAGTGCTAGTTATAAAAAAGGTAAGAGTAAAGGTTTACATCAAATATTAGAAAAGTTAGATGTGGATAATGAAGTTAATGAATTTTTAAATTATGTAGCTTCAAAAAGAATAAACTTTATATCAAAACGAAGACCTGCTTTAGAAAAAACTTTACCAATAGATAAAGCAACTAGAAAAGAATATATAGATTTTGCAGAACTTGATGCTGCAACTTATAAAAAAAAATATGGTAAAAATTTAGTAAGAAAAAATAATTTTAAAAAAGCATTAGATGAGTACAAAGTATTTACAGATGAGTTATTAGAATACCAAGTTCAATCAGGTTTAATTAATAGATTAGATGCTAGAAAAATTAAAAAAGAAAATCCTTTCTTTATACCATTAACAAGAGAGACAGAAAAGATTGGACTCATAACAGCTGCAGGTCAACAGACAAGAAAAATGCTAGGTATAGCTAGACCAGGTGCTGTTAAGTTAGCAACAAAAGCACAAGAAGGTGATATTAATCTTTACAAAAATTTATTAACTTATACTTATCAAACTGTTTTAGCAGGTGATAGAAATCGTGCTAAAATTTCTCTATATAATATGTTACAAAAGGGAGATAAGTTAGGCACAATAAATGCAGATAAAGTTGTAAGAAAAGTTACAGCTAATAGAAGAGTAAGAATAGAAAATATTGCAGTTGATAAAGTTATTAGAGCTTATGAAAAATCAGGTGCAAAATTTGATCCTGAAAAAGTTTTAGGAAAAGTTGGTAGAAAAAGAAAAAATCAATTAGATAATTTAGATAGTCTTGATGTTTTAACTTTTAGTAATACATTTAAAGCTAGTGATGATGCTGCATCTGATGTAGTTGACATTGTTTATAGAAATGGTAAAGCTGAAATATACGAAGTTATTGATCCAAATTTAGCAGATTTATTTAATGGTTTATCGGAAAAAGGTGCAAACAAAGTAATGTTTGGCTTTGGACCAAGAGGAATATTTTCTAGATATGCAAGATTTGCATCAAGAGCAATTACTTATACTCCACCTTTTGTAGCATTTAACTTAATAAGAGATACATTAGCTGGAGCTGTAAACTCTGCATTTGGAATAGGTCCTAAAAAATTTTTACCAGTTTATTCTAGTGGCAAGGGTTTTATAGATGCAGTTCAACAAACCCATAATTATAAAAAAGCATTAATAAATGGTATGGGGTATTCATCTAGATCTGAAACTGAAGCCTTTACTCCAAAAAATTTAAAAGAGTTAGTTAAGAAAGGAGTTACTACATCATCAAAAACTTTAGGTGATGCAGAAAATTATTATAGTAATGTAATAAAAAAATACGGAAAAAAAATTGGTGCTGGTGGTAGAGGATATGCTAGAATAGTGCAAGCTGCTGAATATGGAACTAGAATGGGTGAGTTTCAATTAGCAAAAGCTGCAGGTTTTAGTGATATAGGTGCATCATTTTTAGGAAGAGAAGTTGCAACTGACTTTGGTATGAGAGGATCAAGTGCACTACTAAATGGATTAAGTAGAAACACTATGTTTTTAAATGCAAGCATACAGGGTTTATATAGAACATATAGATTATTTGGAGAAAATCCTAAGAAAGCAACTGCACTAATTACTGCAACAGTAGTTGCACCAGAGATAGCATTATACTTTACTAATGCAAGATTTAAAGAATACTCACAAGTACCTGACCAAGTAAAACAATTAAATTTTTTATTACCTAATATAGATTTTGCAGCTTCTAAAGAACAGGGTAGAATAACATTAGATAAAGAAGTACCCTTTATACCTTTTCCAAAACCATATGACTTAGGTGTATTTGCAAATATTGCAGTAGGTTTAATTGATGGTATGTTAAAAAAAAGTGCTGGTGTCTCTCAAAAATATATAGCAGAATCTATTAGTCAAATAATGCCTGGCACACCAATACCAGCAGGTGTAAGACCATTTATAGAATTAATGGCAAATAAAAATTTATATTCAGGTGCTCCTGTAATTGGTAGATATGAATTACAAAGATTAGATGAACTACAGGCAAGACCATCAACAAGAGAGATAGCTAAAAAACTTTCAACATATAGTTCTAATCTAGCAGCATTTATTACTAGAACACCAGAAGGTGGAGTTAAACCTGTACCAATGACACCTATTGTAGCAGACTATTTACTTGGTGCTTATTTAACAGGAATGATGCAATACCCTATAGATATTGTAGAAAATTTTATTCCTAGAAAAGAAGAACGAGGTCCTAAGGCAGAAAAAAGAGAGGACCAGGCAGATTTATCTAGTTTCTTAACTGCACCTAGTATTGTAACAAGAAGATTTAAAGTTGCAGCACCTATTAAAAATTCAGAATATCACAAGCAATGGGCTAAACTTATATCAAGAGCTAAGAAATTAAAACAAATTGATACATCACAAATGGATTTAGAAAAACGTAATCAATCTTTTATAATAGGTTTATTTGGTAGAACTTATGAAAAAATGAAAGAAGGTTTTGAACCAGGTGTTGAACCAGAAGTTTTAAATTTTGCAGGTATATCAGATGTATTAAAACAAGGTGAGCAGTATATGCTAGAACTTAGAACACAGAGAAATGATATAGCTGAATCTAATATAGATGCTAAAACAAAAAGAGAATTAATTGATAATATTATAAGCGTTGAAAATATGTATTTAAAAGCAACAATAGATAATTTAGCTTCTATAGATGAATTAGATTTTATATTTGATCAAACTATTGGGGATAATATAAAAGACTTAGGAGTTATTCCAGGTTTATTTAGTATACTACTAGGTGGTGATGCTGAAGATGCTTTTAAACCAAACCCTTTAGAGAGAGACGAATAATGGCTAAGCAACCCAAAACAACTAGTGAGCATTTAATATCATTATATGGTTACATAACAGGGTTGCGAAGAGATATCAACACAATAAAAAATAATCACCTCAAACACTTGCACCAAGACGTAGAATCCTTACATAGTAAAATAGATAAACTATTATATATTATTGTGGGTGGTCTAGGTGCTACAATACTAACACTATTAGGATTATTTATATAATGGATAAAAGACAAATAACAGATACAATAGTAATCCATTGTACACAAACTCCTGCAGATATGGATGTTGATGTAGCTAAAGTTACAGAGTGGCATACACAAAGAGGATTTGATACAATAGGTTATCACTATTTAATTAAAAGAGATGGCACATTACAAGTTGGAAGAGATGAAGACGCTGTAGGTGCACATGCTGTCGCAGTTAATGGTACATCAATAGGTATAGCATTAGTTGGCGGTGGCACAGCTGATATGGGTTGGGAGAATAACTTTACACCTGTACAGTTTGATACATTAAAAAGTATCATATTAAAATTAAAAGACAAATACGACATAGAAAAAATTATAGGTCACTATCAGGTAGAGGCATCTAAAGAATGTCCTTCATTTGATGTGCCAGGATGGTTAATAAAAAATGGCGTGGTTTAGTTTATTAAAGATGGGCATTCAAGCAGGAAGCCACATCTATAAAAAAAGACAAGAGACTAAGATGGCTATGGCTGATGCACAACATATGCATGCAGCTAAGATGGCCCGAGGTGAGGAGGCTTACCAGGGTAAACTCTTAGAAGCTAGGCAATCAGACTGGAAGGACGAAGCCGTCCTCATAATTTTGTCAGCTCCAATAGCTGTGTTAGCCTGGGCAGTCGTAAGTGACGACCCTGAAGCCATGGACAAAGTAAAATTATTTTTTGAATACTTCTCGGCACTCCCAAGCTGGTTTACCAATCTATGGATTCTTGTCGTGGCTAGTATTTATGGTATAAAAGGTACACAGATTTTCCGTAACGGAAAAAAATAATGTCTAAATCAGAATACCAGGATCTCATAGCTGAGTATAAAGAGCAGATCAGAATCTTAAAACAAGAGGTTGCTGAACTACAAGATGCTGGTAAGTCTAAAGATTCTGCTAATAAAAGAACATTACAGAAATTAGAGAATGTTACAGATGATTTAGAAAAAGCACATGAAGAAATAAAAAAATTAACCCAACAAATAGAGGAAAAACCCCATGAAAAAGATAATACAAAAGATAAAAGATCTTTGGAATAAATTTATTAACTGGTACTCATCAGGCTTTAATAGATAATATGGCTATACGAATTTTAATTATAGCCTTGGTGTGCCTATATAGCACTATATTATTTGCTGATACTACACAGAACAACACAAGCGGATCTAATACTTCGATAACAGGTGGCTATACAAATGCTACAACGTATGAATCAGGTAGTTCATCTAGTTCTACAACAACGAGTAATTCTACATCGAATATAAGATCAGCACCCCCAACAGCTTCAGCTCCTAACGTAGGTGCAGGCGGTATGGATATTTGTGCTGTAGGTGCATCAGCTGGAGTACAGACTTTTGGTTTAGGTGTATCGGGTGGTAAACATTTTAGAGATAAGAATTGTGAAAGAATTAAATTAGCAAGAGAATTATCTAATCAAGGTATGAAAGTTGCAGCAGTATCTATGTTATGCCAAGATGAAAGAGTTTTTCAGGCTATGCATCATGCAGGTACACCTTGTCCTTTTGAGGGTAAAATAGGTAAAGAAGCTACAAATGCATGGCAAAAATATGATAAGTTAAGACCTGACTATGATTTATATGTTAAAGAACTAAAAATTATAGAGGAGGCAAATGAAAAAGCTAATAGTATCATTATTGATCCTGTTATCGACAACACTAAATAGTGCTGAAACGACTACTCAAAATCTCCTGGATACGAACTTTGATAACGGAGGTTGGTCGGGAACTGCCGATGGTAGGCATGGTAGTAGCGTTATCGCTGCTGAGCATGATGTTTATATCGAGTCTAGTTCTATTAGTCTTAGAAATAATGCATCTTTAACAGAAGAGCAAATTCAATACGGTTTTACAACAAATCACAGTTTTGAGTATTGGCATTGGAATACTTATGGATCCACTGTACAATCAACACAAACGATAATAGGAGCAGATGGTGAAACAATCACACAAATTAGAACTTATAATAGCACTTCTTGTGGCTCTCTTAATTGTGGGTCTTATAGCCCTGGGTCTGACAGTGTGGTGGTACAATCAAATTTACAAACCGATTATGATGTTTCAGTTCGGTATGACTTCACAGATACTAGCTTTTCTACAACTTCTCACTATGGGGTCGACTTACGAAATCCCTCCCTCACTGTAACATATGAATCTGATCCAATTGTTTTAGATAATACAACAACTGCATTTTTAAATTCTACCTTTGATGACATCACTGAAGATCTAAAGTTTGAAGATTTAAAATTTGAAGATGAAATAAAGTTTGAAGATAATTTTACTTTTGACGAACCTATGTTTGAAACATTTGATGAGCCTAAAATGGAAGAACCTAAATTAGAATCTTTTCAAACATTTGATGAGCCTAAAATGGAAGAATTTAAAGATGAACCTAAAATGGAAGAATTTAAAGATGAGCCTACAATGGAAGAATTTGCAGATGATCCAATGATGGAAGAATTTATTGAGGATATGCCAATGGAAATGGTAGAGGAGAAAGAAGAAAAACCTGTAGTAGAAGAATCAATAGAAGTTGTAGAAGATGAAAAACAAGAAGAAGGACCAGAAGAACTTAAAGAAGAATCCAGTAGCGAAGAGCCTACACAAACTGCAGAATCTGAAACAACAGGTGATACCAAACAAGAAAAAGAAATACGACAGGCTAAAGTCCATTCAGCTCTTGTTAAAACTTTAGATAAAATTGATGAGAATATTAAAGATATAGACAAAAATTTACAAGCTAAAAATTTTGTAAAAATAAATGCAATGGTAGATAACTCTATATTATTAAATTATAATATACCATTCTATAAAGATAAAAAAATTTACGAAGAACAACTAAATATATTTGATGATAGATTATTATATACTAAGACTTTGGGTGAATATCAACAAAGCGATCCAATATTTATCCAACAAAATATCATTAATGATATCAAAACTAAAAAAGAAAAACTACTAAGAGAAATAGAGGTATTAAACAATGGGTAAAATAAAAGAACAGCTTGCAGGTGTAGCAGCACTCATAGGAGTATTGGGGGCTATAGGTGCAGGGTTTATTAAGTATGGTGAAGTAATGTCTAAGCTAGATAGTTTAGAAGCATTTAATCCTGACCCTATAATGCAAGTTATAGGTGATAATAAACAAGACATAGCTGTATTAGAAAAAACTGTACAAGTATTAGAATTAGAAATACAAGAATTAAAAGCAAGTAACAAAAACCCACTAGCAAACTAATGGCACTTAAAATTTCCGAGTCTGCTTCTGTACAGATGCCGATGAAAACGGTTGCTAGTTTGATTGTGCTTGTTGCAATGGGTGTATTTGCATACACAGAACTTACAGCTAGGTTAGTATCGTTAGAAACTTCACGTGAGTTATTTGAAAATGATTTGCTTAAAAAAAGTGAGCAGGTCCCGACCGATCAAGAACAACATTTTTTAATTGAGGATCTTTACAAGACCGTAGAAAAAATGGAGCAAACTCAAGAAATGAATATGACTAACAAAGTTAATATAGAATTTTTAAGAGAACAATTAGATAAAGCACTAACTGATATTGAACGTTTAAAAGATAAGGTAAGAGAAAATGGAAAGAGTCACTAGAAAATTATTTGAATATATTGCTAGAATTAAAAAAACTAATATAAATAAACGTCTACAAAAAGATTTAAAACAAGAAGTAGAGATTAATGGTACAGGCACACACAAGTATCGAATTAAATATGGGCCAAACAAAGGTAAAGTATTATGATAGCAGAAATTGTAGCCCTTTTAATGTTTGTAGGCCCTGATATTAAGGAGCACAGAATTCAAATTGATCCAAAAACAGGGAAGTCCTCAATGTCAATTTGTTTAAAACATAAACGAGAGGCAACAAGAGTTCCAAAAAAAAATATAGAATATAAATGTATTAAATCTAAAGCAGAACTAGAAAAAAATATAGATGGATCTTTCTCTATAAAAGCATTGATATTAAGATAATGGAACCTATTTGTTATATATTTCTTATGCTTTGGTTAATGGGTGTAAGTAGCTAATGGAAATTACTATACCTTGGAATACTATTATAGCTGGATTGTTCATTGTTTGGATGATCCTATACACTTTAAGACCATAAAATTATGTATTTAAACGCAAACATACCCCCAATAGAATGCTATGTAAGAGGTAATTATCTAAGAGATCAAAAAGATTCTCATGATAAATACTTTGAATGTGTAGTATTTGGTTTTACATCAATACCAAAACAAGTACCTTTGTTTCATTATATGATGACAGATGGTGGTATATGGTGGAGAGCACCTGTATCTGCATTTTGTAAAAAACCAGGGGTAAAAGAACTACCTTTAAACGAATTAATGTTATGGGATTCATTTAGCTATAATGTAAGTGTAACTAAATTTTATCAAATGGATGGATGTAAAATGATATATACATCTAGAAGAAAGAAAGAAAGAGAAGGCACATATTTATTTACAATTGATTGGTGTGCAGGTGACTATAATGAATTAGATTTTGGTTATGCAGAAAAACCTGATCAACATAAATGTGGACACGTAATAGAATTAGATGATGGTAATTATGCAATACAACCCAACAATAGATTAAGAATCTTTGATCCATCTATGGCAGCAGATCCAACTAAACCCTTGATACATAGATTAGTTAATACTAGAATATGGTCAGTTGAAGATACTTCAAAATGGATTACTGATGAGAATCAAGAAGGAAGTTATGATTACGAATACAAGGAGATAAAGGATGGCAAAGAAGAAGTCAACAGTAAATAAAGCAGGTAACTATACTAAGCCAAGCATGAGAAAAACAATCTTTAATAGGATTAAAGCACAGGCATCTCATGGAACAGCTGCTGGTAAATGGTCAGCAAGAAAAGCTCAAGCGTTAGCAAAGGCTTATAAGAAAGCTGGTGGAGGTTACAAGTAATGGTTAAAAAATTAAATAAAGTAGCTAAGGCTTTAGGTAAAGCATCTAAGCTACATAAAAAACAATCTAATATTATTAAAAAACATATTAAAGAAATGAAATCTTATGGCAAAAAAAAGAGATCCTAAAGTAGGAACTGGAAAAAAGCCAAAAGGTTCAGGTAGGAGATTGTATACAGATGAGAATCCTAAAGATACTGTCGGTATTAAGTTTGCAACTACTGCGGATGCCCGTAAAACTGTGGCAAAAGTTAAACGAGTCAACAAACCCTTTGCAAGAAAAATCCAAATTCTTACAGTTGGCGAGCAAAGAGCCAAAGTTATGGGTAAGATACAGGTGGCAAGCATATTTAAAAAAGGTAAAGAAGCGATAAGAAAAGGGAGAAAAAAATAATGGCACTCGCAAAAAGTCAACGAAGTTTAAAAGCATGGGGGAAACAGAAATGGAGAACAAAATCAGGGAAAAAGTCTTCAGTTACGGGAGAACGATATTTGCCCGAGAAGGCTATAAAGAACCTATCATCTGCGGAGTATGCGGCAACGACAAAAGCAAAACGAAAAGGAACAAAAAAGGGCAAACAGTTTGTGAAGCAACCAAAAGGGATTGCAAAGAAGGTAAAACAATATAGGAGTTACAGCTAATGTACAAAATGATGAATAAGAAAAATAAGAAAGTAGTAGGAAAAAGAAAAAAATTAGATATAAATAAAGATGGCAAACTTACTAAAAAAGATTTTGCTATGTTAAGAAAAGGTAAAAAGAAGTAATGGCTAAGACACCTGCATGGCAACGTAAAGAAGGTAAGAACCCCTCAGGTGGATTAAATGCTAAAGGTAGAGCTAGTTATAATAGATCTACTGGAGGTAACTTAAAAGCACCTAGCAAAAAAGTAGGAAACAAAAGAAGAGCTAGTTTCTGTGCCCGTATGAAGGGAATGAAAAAAAAATTAACATCTAAAAAAACAGCTAATGATCCAAATTCTAGAATTAATAAAGCTCTTCGGGCTTGGAATTGTTAGTATATTACTAACTATAAATATAAGTATGGCTGAAATATCTCAGACAAAAGATTTTATAAAAGCAATAGAGGAAGTTCGTCAAGAATATCCTGAGGAATCTATTGAACGTAAGATACCTGCATCATTTGTTGCAACAATAGCAGCTACTGAAACAGGTAATTTTAAGTTTGAAGGTGCACCTACTGCAAAAAAAGCTAATAATTTTTTTGGTATACATGCAACAGGTGATCAAAATTTTGTACAAACATCAGGTGGTGCAAAGTTAAGATCATTTGATGATAGCAAAGGTAGCATTAGAGCTTTTATGCAACTTATAGCTAATGATGAAAGATACAAACCAGTTGTAGATTCTATTAACAAAAATGATAAAGTAGAAAATATGTTTCAGGGTATGTCTGTATATGCAGAAAATCCTAACTACACTAATTTATTAGGTAATGTTTATAAAAATAGAATACAACCAGTATTCCAAACAGAAAATTTTTTATTACCAAAAAAGAAACCAATAACAGAACAAATGGATAGCTTGCAATAAAAAAGGGAAGCCTAAATTAATAGACTCCCCTAGCAGGCAACACGAAGACCGCTTGACTTTTTAGTCAGGTGGTCTTTTTTTTTGGACAGAACGATAAAGGTCTCTATCACCCCATCGTTTCTGCCAAAACCAAGTACTCAATGAACTAGCCCAACCCTCAAATTTATTCATAATAGGATTGTGCCAAAAGTAATATCTAAACTTTTTGTATAAGTTGTTTGATGTCATCTTGTAATTTCCTTCCTACAGCATTTGCATGGTTGATTACAGCAGCACATAAATTACCATGATAAGGATAGCCTTTAAGTGCTTCTCTAATTTTAGTAACAGGCTTACCACCATAATCAATAACAATTGCATTATCTTTGTTAAGACCTATCTTTAATTCAAATAGTATACCAGTGTATTTATCTAAATTATTTTTTTCGGTCATCTGTATTGCCTCCATTATATGGTGTTAATACAGATAAAGCATTCATGAGTTTAACAACTTCACCATAAGGTCTAGTCATTAAATATCTCATAATATCCATAAGTTGTTCAGAACTTATTATGTAAGTTCTAGGGGTAGTTTGTTGTTTTTTCTGTTCTTCTTTCTTTTCCATCTATCCTCCTGTTAAAATGGTATATCATCGTAATCAAAATGCTTACCTAGCATTTTAATATTTTCTTCTGCGTTTGCTATTTTAGTTATCAATTTATCTAGTTCTTCTATATGTTGTGGATGTTCACCAATACCTGCAGAATTTTCTAAATATATTAAAGCAGTTGCTCTAGCACTAGCAATATCAGCTTCGTACTTTCTAGCTAATGCTTTTATCAATTGTGTTCTAATCATTCTGCACCTCTAAAAGCATAGTACTTATCTTCTATTAAATCCTCATCTAATAAATAAGGATTATCTCTACCTCTCTTATTAAACTCTGTTCTTAAATCTCTTATCGTTTGATTCAAGGTTCTACCTGTATTTAAACAGTTACAAACCATATCATCTACTTCTATTAACGCTTGCTTTATTGCCCCCATTGTCTGCCTCCTGTAATTGTTTATTTAGTTTATTTATCTCGTTCTGTGTATGTATCATAACTTCTTGTAATGCTATAATCTTACCATACAAAGACATCTTCTCACCATGTGTCATTCAACCTCCTTTATTAATCTACTTAAATACCATTGAGCTTTTTCTAAATCTTGTAAAGGCTCTCCCTTAAATTTATATCTAGCAACGTATTTCAAAACATTACCCTTCAAGTACCCATGGTATTCATCATCTGTCATACAATCTCGTATAACATCTATAGTTTCTTTTTTACCATACTTGTAGTGTGCAGGTGAATTAACTTTATCGTCTACCATATTCTCTCCTTATTGCATTATAGTCAATTGTTTCCATATTGTAAGCACCATTTGTAACTTCTCTCTTAACTATAATACCACTCCACCACATATGCTGAGTATCTCTAGCAAAATGTTCTTTATGATTCAAGTAACATCCAGCAGATAAAGCATTTAATTTTCTGCCATTAGGTAAAGTAGATGTAGCATAATCTAACAAATGACTATGGCCTACTGTAGCAGATACTTTGTGTTTTGTCAATAGACTTCTTGCTATATTTTCTCCTGATATAGCACTACCCATTATACCTGATGGAAAATGGTGAGCATAGTGTACACCATTAACAACTTTAAATTTTTTGTAAGGTATCTCTTGCCAACCATATTGTTTAAATTTAAGATCACTAATTTTTAAAGTACCATCTAGCTCAGGATTTTCTTCTACAAACCTATCTATTCTATCTTCATGATTACCATGTAGCATAATCTTCTTACCTTTAAATTTACCTAAACCTTTATTAAACAAAGATAATGCTTCATGTGAATGCTCCATATCTTTTTGATATCTTCTACCTTCAAATGATTTTTTCTTTTTATCATACGAAGATAAAGAATCCATACTACAGAAATCACCCATACAGATAATATGTGTAGCTCTTACATCTGAGGCTAGCCTACCTGCCCACAGAAATCTTTCATTGCTTGCTTTAGGTGTGCAATGAGGGTCACCTATTACAACATGTGTTGCCATTAATTTAACTCCTTATCACGTTTCTGTTTTAAAAATTCAAGAAAGTCAATAACATTATCTTCATCATCAAACTCTGCTATAGAGTTAATAGTTAGATCATTGTTATCAGTTTTCTTGTCATCAGCAAAACCACGGAGGCCCCATAGAAACGTAGAATGAGGGTCAGTAGTTGCCATCTTTATCATGCCTCTAGCAATTGTAGAACATAATTCGTACTCTTCTGTGGTCATCTTAGTCCTAGAATCCATAACAATTCCACAGGTAAAACCTTTTTCCCAAGGTGTTACTAAAACTTTTATAGCATTTTTAAATATTGACTTATCAAATTTTTTTGTCATAACTTTTTAAAATATTTGTAATCAAACGGTACAACTTTCCATTCAATAGACTTTTTAAATTTATTCCTTTTGGCATAGTCAGTTGCTTCTTTTTCTGAGTCCCATATTTCATTTGTAAATATTCTCCACTTATCATTATCTTTTATTATTAAACAATACATAGTTGGTAAAGGTGAGCACTAGACCCCTCAAAACTAATACTCACCCAGTTACGCAGACTCTTCCTCCTGTTTAGGATTATTAACCTCCGTATACCAAACCCATTTAGGGTTCTTACCTTTAGATTGCTGTTGTGGTAACAACTGCAATTTACTTCCCCAACAAGGAAGTTTGTATGGGCAGAATGAACAAGCTAAGCCCAAAACTTTATTACCCGTAGGTTTACCTCTGAATGTTTCTTCAATAGCATCATACTGTCTCTTAAAAGGTATACCATCTTTAATTGCTTTTACATTATCTTTAGCTTTTTTTATAGCTTCACTTTTATATGGCTCTACAAGTTTAGGTGTTTCACAAACAGCCCATTCACCTGTAGATTTATTAATTGCTATCCAGCCTCCAAAATCTTTGTTCTGACTTTCGCTATATAAAAAACCTTGTGATGCATAACCAAAGGTATCATCCTTAACAACTTCTTGAAATCCACCTTCTTCTCCAAATTTTTTATCAAATGAATATGGTGATGCACTTTTAATATCCCATATCTTGTTCTCAATTTCAACATCTTGCTTGCCTTCAATTTTATTTCCTTCAAATTCATACGTAACTTTTTTCTGTTCATTCTTTACATTTACTCCTGCTGATTTCATAATAAATAAAGCTAGTGCCTCAATGAGGTCACCAAATGTATTTCTTATTTTTACATTGTAAGGTTGTCCTTCACCTTTTACACCTTTAGCTTCCATTTGTAATTGGCAAAGAGGTCTACCTGCATTAGACATTCTAATTTCAAACTTAGATCTTCTGTCATCAGTAAACTGTTTTAGTAAGGCGTTTTTACACGCCTCACCAAACTCCTCTACAAGTTTTTTGTCTGCTTGTACAGGACTCTTAGACACCTTGTCTAGATACTTTTGTACTTTAATAAGTATATCACTCATTAACTAGCAAGCACCTGCTCAGGTAATTTGTCATCAAGTTCTTCAACAACTTTAGCATCTACAGAATCTGATCCAGTAGGACTATTAGATTTAGATTTATTATATAAACCAATAACCTCTTCATTTTCTGTATCTATAGACTCTTGGAATACTTTTAAAGTTTCCATATCAGCATCTGACAACTGTAAATTAGCATCAGCATTTACAATTATTTCAGGTACATAGAATACATTGCCACCTTTTTTCTGACGTTTAGTTTCAAGTGATAGAGTAGAATTAAACATAAGTTTTTTTCTTTTCTTCAATTGATCTAACGCAGCACTTACTGGTGAGAATGCTGTACCTGTTACTCTATATAGAACAGGTAAGTTTTCTACTGAATGATCTTTACCTTGTGCAGTTTTACCATCTTTAAAAGATAATAAACCATAGATAAGTTTATAACATCTAATAGTTCTTTGCTGTTCTAATTGTTCAGGTGTAAGATTTGCTCTTTCTTTGTAAGCTATCTTGCCACATTTAGTTCCACCTAAAATATCTATAGCCTCTTCTTTCCAGCTTTTAAATATAATAGATCTATTTACATACTCTCCTTTGTCAGCATCGTAGTGCATGTATTGCATTGCACTTATGAATGGCCTTAATGTTATGGGTTTACCATAAATATTTTGACCTATATTTGAATCATAAGTGTAGTAATGACCAACTGGTAATTGATTACCATCGTCATCTTCAGGTGTTCGATTGATAGCTAATCTAGGTATGTTAACACCCATGTTAGATCCATCATCTTGACCAATTGCCTGCATGATTTGTTCATCAGACATTCCTTTTATGTTTGTTAGTTGATTATCAGACATTTGTCCTCCATTTTATTAATTTGTATATACCACATTTTTACAAAAAAGTCAAGCATTATTTTATAAATGGATCAATAAAAAAACCTATTAAAACCCACAATCCTATTACAGAAAATAGTATGTTAATTATATCTAACATATTTTTGTATCTCCTTTTATTACTTTGACTTCTAAACCATCTGAGTGTGCAAAGTATTTAAACGTACTAAGAAACTCGTGGTTCTCATATATATACATAGTAGAAGGTTCTACCATGCATCTGCCTTTTAACTCCGTGTATTCTAGATAAGCACCATAATCTGAGTCATCGTACTCATCCAAAGTTTCAAGAGCCTCTATTGTTTTTCTCATATTGCCTCCTTCATATTTAACCAATCATATCCTATTTTAAGTTCCGTGTCAAGTGGTACATTAAAATTAATATCATAATACTTTTTTAATGCAGGTATTACATCTGCAGTTCCTTTATTAAAAATATCAGCCATCAATCTTTCTTCACCAGGATATACATCTGCGATAATAGAATCGTGCACTGTATTTATTAACAAACTTTTTACTTTCTTTTCTCTCATTAGATTATAAATATTTATACAGGCTAATGGTACAATATCTGCTGTAGCAAATCCTTGCACAGGATAATTTTTTATTTGTGTACCATATGTAGATCCACCCCAGGGTGTACGTTCAGCATATGGAAAAGAATATTCTCTACCTGTTGGTAGTTTAACTCTTTTAAATCTAATAGCTTCGCTTTGTAATTTTTCATGCCAAGTTTTTATATCTTTATACTTCTCTAAAAATTTAGTATAATATCTTTTCTCGTCTTCAGTTCCTGTTGTACCACCATACAAAGGTTTAAATGTATGTGCCTTTGCATCTTGTCTTGATACACCAATAATATCTGCAGTGTATTGATGAACATCTATTTTATTTTTTATATCTTCCATACCCTGTTTATCTTGTGATAAAAATACAGCAGTTCTAAATTCTAACTGTGCAAAGTCTATCTCTATTATCTTACCATCTTTAAATCTAGATGATACAACTTTACGAATAGGAAATGTTTTACCTCTAGGTTGGTTTTGAAAGTTTGGATCTCTACTAGATAGTCTACCTGTAGCTGTAACAGCTTGCATAAACTTAGGATGTAAAAAACCTTTTTCATTTGTAAAGTTTTTTAATCCTTCAACAAATGTATGTAAGTAAGTATCAACTGCATTGTGCCGTACAATGGCATCTATAAAAGTTTTAAACTCACCCTCTGCTTCACCTGCTATTTTAGTTAATGTAAGTTTGTCTGTTCTAAATCCAGCTTCTGCAATATCATATACACTTCTAGGTCTTTGTTGGAATCCTGCAACTCTACCCATACTAGAATATGTATAACCATCACCCTCACATATTTCACACTTAGTATAATTTTTATATGGACTTCCATCTTTTTTTATTTTTTTAATTACACCCTTACCCTTGCAAGTATGACATTGTTCAGCAACAGTTTTAAATATTTTTTCAGAATTGTCTGCAACTAGATTTCTAAATTGCAATCTAGAAAAATTAGGTCGTCTTTTATTTTTACCTGTATTTTTATCTATACCTACATTAAATATCTTTGCCCAATGTTTTTTATCTTTTGGCTTTCTACTATAGATCAACCAAGATAATTGTTCAGGACTAGACAAATTAATTTTAGTATCTCCCATTTGTTTATATACAATCTTATCTATCTTTTGTTTTAAGTATGCAAACTCTGCCCTATATTCTTTTTCTACTTTAGCTAGCTCTTCTAAATTTATATTAATACCATTGGCTTCCATATCAGATAGCACAATTAAAAACTCATTCATCATTTTAGCTGTCATCAATAGGTGTTTATTCTTTGGCATTCTAAAGTCTGCCATCTGTGAATTAAATAAATCTCTAGTTATTTGAACATCCATTCTACCATACTCTTCAACTAAATTTACTGGTATGTTTTGAAAAGGTATACCCCTATCTGTAAATTCTTTTATACGACTATCTTTAGAACCAATACGTCTTCTTCTACAAGACATTTCTAATGTTAAACTTTTTCTTATACCTCTATTTAATATATACTCCCCCAACATAGTATCATATACTCTACCAGTATATTTAAATCCAGCTTCAATCAACCACATTAAATCAAACTTTATATTGTGACCTACTAATAATGTGGTCTTATCAAGTATAGATTGTATATTATGATAGCAACCTTTATCTATTCTTTCAGAATGGTTTGTAAAATAATACTCATCATTTATACCCACACTAACTAATATATTATCAGGGTGATAAGGTGATGGATCATACCCACCATTACTTGTAACTTGCCACGATGTTTCTACGTCTACTGTTGTAATCATAAATTTCTTTCCACTTCTGCTATTGTAATAATATATTCTTTACCTTTGTAATTTATTTCAAGATCACGTTCAAATTCTTTTTTGTAATTAATAAAAAAACCTGATCCCACACACTCTAAATTTTTATGCTTGTCCATAAACCTTTGAAATATATTGCCTATTTCTAATACTCTTGATGGTTTTATTTTAGACTTCATATCTGCTTATGCTCCTTCTAATGGTACATGATGGCTCACCATGATAACCATTTATTTTATTTTTACTTATACATAATGTTCTTATTTTATTTTCTGCATCAGAGTTAGAGTTTCTACCTATACCTATAATGATGTCTGCTTCTGCAGCTTTACCTGTCTTAGAGTTTTCCATCATATCAAATGATATACTATTTCTATTGTGTGCATCTGCTGATGCTTGTGATATAGCTATCACAGCACAATCTCTTCTCTTTGCTATCTCTCTTACACTTGTATATATCTGCCTTAACTTTTCATCTGTTCTAGCAAATGTACCTGTAACATTTATTTTATCTAACTGATCTATAACTATTATATCAGGTTTATGTTTATCACAATGTGCATCTATATCTTCCATAGACCAATCAACTGTATCAAACATAGCTATGTTATCTTTTATTTCACTCCAAGCATTTTGTGCTATCTCTTTATCCTGTATTATTTCTTCCCTAGTCATACCCGTATAGCAAGATATGGCTCTCATCTGTGTCCTAATAGCAGGTTCCTCATTTATAAATGCATGTACCTTTGCACCTTGTTCAGCAAATCCTTCAGGTCCTGCACACAAGCTAACCCAAAAAGCTGTCTTGCCTGTCTCAGGTCTAGCAAATGCAATCATAAGATTACCACCACCAATACCACCTACATTTTCTTTTAGCACAGGTATATTAAACTTCCATTTAGTAGTTACATCAAGTAATCCTAATACTTCTTTTACATCACTTGTAACTGCAGGTGTCTTTTCTTCGTCACCTTGTTTATGATTTTCTATCATACCAGCTATATCAGTAAAGTTTGCATCTTTACCATTAAATATTTCTGTAGCTTCAACAGCTATTCGTTGTGCTAAATCTCTATCAGATAAGATACGCATTATATCTTTTGCTATTTCTTTACTAGGTTCTTGTATTTCTTTTATATCTTCTACTAACTCACTAAACTTTTCTTTTGCAGCACGAGTTAATGCAGGATTAAATATAGCAGTATGCAAAGAATATAATTCATCAACACTTATATCATCTGAATATTTTGCATGTGCTTTTTGTATTGTATCAAACAAAGAACTTATATCTCCTGTAAATATAGTAGGAGATATAGTGCCTTTGTATTTTGTATAGAATGCTTTACCAAGCATTAGTCTAAGCATTTGTTTTTCTATCATAAAACATCTCCCTTATTTGTTCTGTATTAAAGTATTTAAGGTCATCTTCTAATGGTTTAACTACGACATTGTCAAACCCTGACGACCTTAAATCTTTAGCTATATCATATGCTTTTGTTGTGGCATCTCTGTCTAAACATATGTATAGTTTTTTATACGGTTTTAAATGACTCTTATGTAAATCTTTTAATTTTGTACCCATAATTGCAATACCAGTAAGTATGTTAGATACAGCACAAGCTGATGGACAATCTTCTACTATAACTGCATCATCACACTCACCACATTTAAATGGTACATCTTTATTACCATACATAAACCATTTAGGATAAACATTTTTATTTAATCCTCTACCTACTGCACCAACAAATTTATGTGAGTATCTATTTTTAATTAAGAACACAACTCTATCTTGCTTTACATCATACTTAATATCTGCTCTACCCCACGACCAAGCCTCCCAACAATTATTATTTGATAACCATCGCATTGCTTTTTCATTTGAATATATACCTTGAAAACTATCAGGTATTTTAAACTCATCATTTTCTATATATAATTCTGTATTTCCTTCCAATACTTTTTGTACATATTTCATATCTTTTTCTCCTTGTTTTTTTCCTTTTGCTTTACATGACGCATGAAAACAAAACCAATTTAAATTATTTTCTGTAGTATCAACTGCTAGTGTATTTAAATTTTTACAGAAGGGACAATCCATTCTCATCTGTGTATCGGGTGGAACAAACAATCCCTGCACTACTTGTAGTTGTTGTCTATAATTCAATCTTATAATTCCTCGTATGTTATTCTCACATCTTGTGAGTAAAATTTATCTCTTTCAAGAGATAGCTTTTTGGTAAGGATAAGGTGTGTAGCCTCATCATTTATTCTATCTGCATCTACTATTCCTGAAAGTGGTAATGTGTATTGTCCTGTGTATCCTAATCCAAATACTTTTATGAGGTAGTTTTTCTCTGTTTCCATTGTTTCTCCTTATCATACTTTTATTTATTTGTCAACTGATTTTTGTAAAATATTTTTTATTATTGTAACTTTGGGGTTTATATCTGTAGTCTTACAAGATGTAAGTAGCAATAATATAATTATATATTTCATATATTTAAAAGTTTATTGCGTAATTTTATAGCTAAATCCCATTTACCTTTTTCTCTACATCTTAATATCAAACACTTAAGTCTAAATATTAATTTAGTTTTTGCATTTCTTTGTTTCATTTTTTTCCTTTCTTTTTATGCCTACCCATATACCAATCCCCTGGCTCATAGTTCCATTTCTTTCCGTGATGACCTCTAATATCTGCATACCACATACGAAGTCTTACTATAAATTTTTTTAATGTCATTCTATTTCCGATTCTTCTTGTATCTTTTTATAATCTACTTCAGGTTGATTCATATAATCTTCTTCTGCTTGCTTATAACATAACTCATCTATTTCATTCCAAGATAAGTGAGGATTTTTTCTTTGTATTTCTTCAAACAATTCTATAGCTCTGTTCTCTAGCCAATGTTCTTTTCCGTCTACACTCATTTGTTCTCCTCATCTTTATTTTTTTCTTTTATATAATCAGTTAAAAATGTATCAACACTTGAAGCTGTGTCGTCATCTATGTCTATAATGGTATCAGTATACCAAGTGCCATCTTGTCTTTCTACTGTTGCAACTATTGCCCAACTTGTTATTTTTTTTGTCATTAATGCTCCTTATAGCTTACTTGTTTAACTTTACGACTCCAACAAGTACGGCAAGACTTACACTCACCATCTTGTTTATATGCAGGACATTCCTGCCCAACTGCAGGTTTATCTTTGTGTACACCTGATGTCCATTTCCAAAACTTTGGTGGTGGACTATCTACTTTGATTGCAGATACACGCAAACATAAATTTTTTGGCACATCTTCTTCTTTAATATCTTTTATAAATTGATATTCTCTTGTGGCTAACCAGTATTTGATGTGGGGTGTCAGCTCACATACCTCAAATATTTTCATAAGATGTGAGAAAGATTGCAAATCTCCTGAGTCAAACCACCTGTGATAATGCCTTGATTTATCTAGCTTTTTGTACTTTTGGGTAATGAGTTCTGCCATATAATCTACCCACTCAGGTTTGTCTATTGCATCTATTCTTATCTGATGTGCATTAGCAACAACAGGAAATAAATAATGTCCGTTAAGTGCATAACATTTATTACAGATAGTTCCTTTTATCTTTGCCAACTTACTGCCTGTCTTACATCTCTTTGCAGATATACCCCACGCATACGCAGGCATTTTGCTAGGGTTTGATAGTGTTCCTATTTCTTTTTCTAATTCTTTTCTTTTCATTTGTCTTCCTCAAAGTCTTCTATATTCCAACCATCACATAAAAAAGAATGGTCAACATCTGATGTTGTTCTCCATATTTTTTCATTTCCTTTTTTATCTATTGTAATAAAAGTTAGTTTATCAACTAATAGACTTGCTAGTTCTTCTTTTGTCATTGCTTTTTTCATCTGTTTCCTTTTGTTTTTCTTTCATAAAGTCTGGCATTTCCCTGTGTGTGTACTTTGCAAATCTTTTTTTATCATGTGTATAATATGTTCTGTATGACTCAATGTAATCATCACACTTGTATTCATCAGGCATACATAGTGGTGGTGTAGTAAATTTTTTTTCAGGTATCTTATCTTTCCAAGATAAATTAAAATCAATAAAGTAATTAATAATTTTCATAGACTTGTGCATTTTATTATATCTTCTTTCAAACTCAAAGCCAAGCCAGTTGCCAAGTAATAAAGTCCAACCAAAATTACCAACACTATCTCCTACCCAAACTGTCATTGGGTGGTTAGGATATGCAGGTTTATATATTTTCTCATCTTCTCCTGCATGTCGTTGATAAGCTGTTGATAGCATTTGTGCAGTTTCTAATATCATTTTGACTACGTGCTTATCACAATGATACTCAGCACATATCTTTGGATTCTTGTGTAAGTGAAATATGTTCATAGTTTTTTTAGTAAAGTTTCTATTACGACTCTTGTGTTAAAGTCCTTTAACTTACCACAATTATAATGATAAGTCAAATCATTATGCAAATCTCTTACATACTCAGGCTCACCACCTGCAAGGTCACACCATAATCTAAATGATTTTATACTAGGGTCAAAGAATTTTTTTGCTGTGTCCACTAATATAGATTTTTCTGTTGTTCCACAATAACTACTATTAGTTATATGACCTAGACTATCTAAACAAGCCCTAGTTATTACTGCTTTAGCTAAATCTTTTAATGGGTTAGCTTCTTTTTTTTGTTCTAACTCGTGATTCATTGTTGCGTTCATAATATATTTTTCTCTTTCTTGTTATTTCTGCTTGACATTTTTGCAAAAGTATGCTATGCTATCGTGTCAGTTCAGGGGGGTTAGTATATACTATACCTTGAAATCTTCCCCGTTGTTCATTGATAACCAAGTATGTGTTATTGCACCAAACGCAACATAAGATTTATATTTATCTAATATTATCTGCTCAAGTTCATTACTATGACTTCTTATTTCTACATCAGTTTTTAGTGTAATAGTTGCCCAAGTATCATATCTATGTGAACTTATATAAACACTTTTAATATCAGCTTTAGTAAATTTAATTACTGATTTATTATTTATTTTCATTTAGGTTCTTTCCCTTTAATTGTTGTTGAAATAAAATGATTATGTTTATTCATATACTCAATAGCATATTCTTTCTTATGATCTAACTTTCTTCTTAATTTTTTTAAAGACATAGCTTCCATATCTTCTGACATTTCTTTTCCTAACTCTCTTACTTTGTATTTATATCTCATAGTTGTGTACCTTGTTTAGTTGCCTTTCTTTTTTTTGTTTTTCTTTTTTAATATTGTATTGTATCACAAAATAAACTATAAGTCCACTCACCAATATGGCACATAGACCTATAAATAATTGTAGTATTCCGTAATGTATATTCATAATAAAAAAAAGGCTAGGCGATTTCTCGCCTAACCCTATACCAGTATTAGTTTACTGATTGACTACGAAGATGTTGCTGTAATGCAATCTTTGCATTAGCAATCTTCTCCTCTTTACTAGGTTGTTTTGCATAACCTAATATAGAATCTGTCATTGACTTTAGACTAG